CCTAATAACTTTTGACCAATTGAATTAATATCATTCGCAGTCTTCATTATGCCTTTTAATAATCTGACAGCTTTTACAGGGTTGATAACTAATCTAGATAATTCTGTAAGAGATTTTTGAATATTAGCATTTAAAGAACTATCTATAAAAGCAATTGCATTTTTTGGATTATTTAATCCTTGTATAATAATGCAATATTGTCTAACTCCATCAACAAATTTTATTATTTTTTGTACATCTTCAGAAGGTATTTGTCTAGGGTCAGTGTATTTATTAAGGAATCCTAATGAATTTTGTAAAAAGTTTGTAGCAGATGAAACTTGTGGGAAGTTTTCTTTTATAGCTGGGTCATTTAAACCATCTGTTGGATTTAAAATAGTACTAGATAAAGATTCATTAATACTTTGAATCAATAAAAATAACTGTACCTTACTTTCAGGGTTATTATTATCTAAATATTCACCATAATATTTATCTATTATTTTTTGAGTATCATAAGCCTTTTTTTGTAAAAAATATTTTTTTCTTTCTAATCCTGTTAATTCATCTTTATTCTGATTTGGATCAAATGGTTTTGCATCAGGAAGTTGATTTAACGAATAGTTAAATATGTCACAAAAATTTACAGATGCTAAATCAGTTAATAAATTAACTAGCCCTCTATTTAATAGTCTTTTTATTATATTTTCTGAAGGGGTTCCAAGTTTACCATAATAAATTTGATTTATCTTTCCTTGGACTTTCATTATAAACCTAGCAATTACACCTAAAGCTTTTTCTAATCCTTTAGCTGAAGTTGTATTAATATTTAGTTTATTATTACCAAAATTAACCCAACTTTGATCAAATTTTTTTTGTTTCTCAGCTTCTCGCTTAGCATCAGATTTACTTACTTCTTCTTTGATTTTATCACCTTCCTCTTGAGAAATATCAGTAGGTCCTATAAACTCATCAAGATTAATATTTATAATATCATCTGGCATTATCTAGTAAATGTATTTTTAGATAGAATTTTAGATAGATCTGGGTTTCCACTACCAGTTCCTGTTAATAATAATTCAGCTACAGTATGTAGTGCACTTCCAGCTGAAGCTATTTGTTGCATAGAAGATCCTATAGCTGTTTCAGACACATTAGTTAATAAACATGCAACCGCTTGTAAACCTTGTGCTAAAGCAGCTAATTGTTGATTAAGATCTGTACCTAAAACAATAGGTTGACCTAAATCTTTAGCTTTATTTCCTAGTTCAATAACAGGTGATGCTATTATAACTTTATTACTAGCATCTAGGTTAATTGTGTTAGTAGATGAAAGACCTACGGCTTGCTTTCCAAATAAAAAGATAGCATCGTTCTTAGCATGAATAGTAACCCTTTCACTAGTCAAGATTAGTTGATTGCCTTTATATGGAAAAACTGGTTTAAACATATTACTTTATTGTAACTGTGTCTTGTAGTTCTGGTGATATAATTTCATTAGATATAGGAAGCCTAGGAGTTCTTAAAACTGGCTGAGAAAGAGGAGTTACTGGAGTTCCAAATGAGTTGAGAGGAAAGTTGTTAATATCCTCTAAAAAGATCTCTTGTGTACTAGTCATGTAGATAGCAGATCCATCTTTATTTATATTCTCTACAATATTGTTAAATTTAAAAGAAATATTTTCTTGCCTTTGACTATTTTGTATGATAGTTATAGGATCGCCGTTATTTCCAGAATTAGACCACGTATTATCTCTTTTTAATACTGGAACAGTTGATCCAAACCTGATAGATTGACCGAATCTTCCTTGAATTACTGTATCACCTTCAAAAGGCTGCAGGTTTCTAACTTGCTGATTCTCTTGGAAAGTGTACCCAAGTGGAAGTGAGGATCCAGATATAGCATTTCCAGAATAGCCTTGAATATTATCATATTGACTTAAGAACTGAGCATATTCACTCATGTTTGGAAAAGCACCGTGATTGGCACGATTCCACAAGCTATACGGAGGAAAGTAGAAATATTGTTGATTAGATACACGATCATTCAACTTTTCTGTTGGGCCTGCTATAATAAACACTATTTCGTTTACTACAGGGTATTGCCTAATAAAATTAAACATTGGCCAAGCAGGTTCAGAAACTTCTCCAGACTTAGAGGTGCCTAGAGTCGAGTATAGGAGTTCATATTTAATTTTTCCTATATCTATTGGGCTACCATAGTCAGGGTCACGTTCTTTAGTATTACCTTTAAATGGGCCTAATACAATAGACTTAACCCTACCAATTTGAAAGTATTGGCCTATTGACCTACCTACTTTGGAGTCAAATTTATTACCAAAAATATATCCGTCTGCCATTACGCTTGAGGTAGTTGTTTAGGATCTTTAATCTTAATATTACTTACTTCAGAGAACAACTGCTCAATGTCCTTTTCTGTTAAGATACTAGAATCTTCTGTCCCTTCTTTCTTGGCTTCGGCCGAGGCTTTTTGGAAAAGTTGTAGGAGTCTCATTAAGACTTCATCGTTCTTTAGACTAGAATCCATGAAGCCTTTAAGTAAAGGTACAATTACAATTGCATCACCAGGAGTCTCGATCATATCAGCAAGTCTCATGATCTCTTGCTTAATAGTAGAGTCTTGATTTTTATGCTTATTGTAAACCTCTTCGACTAGATCGGCTATCTTTTTGCCTTTGAATATCTCTTTTTCTAGTTCCATGACTTTTAGAATAAATATTAATAGTCGTGGTTTTCAAGATAGTTATCTAGGATAGTCTTATAGATGGTTTTGAGTTTCTTGATCACTTTGGTGATCGTATTAGACTGAGTGTCAGTCATTTCTTTAACATAAATAAAGACAGCTTTCTTATTAAAGATATCTATGTTTTCTCTCTTCTTAAAGATCTCCAGAATTGCATCAGCGACTCGTATCTCCTCAGGTTTTTCAAATAGTTCGAAAAGGTTGTCGTCTACATGCTTTATAAAAAGCTCGACTATATCTAGCTTATCTAGATCTGGTTCTGGTTCTTTTACTAGAATCGAATTGATTAGCGCTTCATCATCATGTTGTTCACCAATGTCAGCTTTAGATACTAGTTTCTTGTAGTTCTTTTGATTGTAGATGATCAAATACCTTTTAGCAATAGTCCCAAAGTAAGAGTAGGCTTTGCCTTTAGATTGATCATAAAGGTCTAGTTTTTGTAGTAAAAACGATATTACTTCATACTTTAGATCTTCTATATTATCTACTTCTGTATAGTAGAACTTAAATGTATGAATGATGTTTTCTACTAGTTTGTAGAAGCCATAGTGGATCCTTTCGTTATATATTTTATTTCTTTTGGCTTGGTTAGGCGTATTCCTATACTCTAGAATAGCTTCTTCTGTTTCTAAGGTGAAGTAGTTGTTCTTAGTCTTAGGTTTACGTTTTCTAGGCTCACCTTTCTTGGTAAGGAGCACCTCTTCTTCTTTTTCTAAAATGTCTACCATCTTATTCTTCAATAAAGTTATTGATTGAATCTTGCATTTTCTTTACGTTCTCCATTAAGCTCAAGAATTCTGGGTCGGATTGTACCCATAGTTTAGAATCAATTTGATTGGCGCATGTATTTATTTCTCTCATGCAGCTTTTTATGCCATCAATGAATAGTTGTTGGTTTACTACCATTTGTTCTAATTTTCTATTCTTTGTATATAGGTTAAAAATAATCCAGCCTATTACTGTTAATACCCATAAGGATATTGCTATTATTGTTGTTATCATATTATATATTTTTATTATTCGACTCTACTAGCCATCAAATCAGCTTGATGTAGAATATGAACAATATTTGATTTTAGTTCTGTATCTTTGTTATATGTAATAAAGTAAGATTTGTTTCCTTCTTCATATAAACCATCATGAAGCTTAATAGCTAGATATTCATTTTCTGTAACTTCTATTCCTTTATTCTGAAGGTAATATAAACTACGATCCGCTATTCTCATGTGAGTTATTTTAGAATTATACTTATATAAAGCACCTTGTTTCTCAATATGCCACTGTGAATCGTTTGGAATATAGAAAGGTAGGTCTTTTGTTCCTAGTTTACCAAGATCATGGTTAATAGCTGAGAATACTAACTCTTCAGTTGTATAGTTCTTTTTCTGGCCAAACTTATCCCATACCTTTTCAAACACAAGACTCGCTTCTACCACCCTTACCACATGATCAACATACCCACCAGGAAAACAATTGTGATGATCTAACTTAGTCGAAGCCGGAGCCATAGCCAAAACTTCTTCTAACTCTTTATAGAACCCAATTAATTTATCTTTTCTATCACCAGTAATATACTTATTAATTAGTTCATAGAACCTATTTAGATTCTGTTGAATCTGTTCAGCAGATAATTCTTTCATAACTTATTTTTTATTTTTATTGTTCAGACTCACTATTTACTAATATTTCTATCTCTTGAAGTTTAGCCTTTAGTTTTTCTACATGAGCTCTAAGTTCATCAATAGGTCTATTAGTTGATAAAAGTGCATCTTGACCATTAAGGAAGTTATTTAATTCAAATATCTTTCTTAGGATTAATTGTTTGTATTTCATATTGTTAATTTATTAATTAATTATGTATTCTACTAATTGATCTACAGAGTATATGCCAATTTTTACTATACCGTCTACTACTTGTTCTTTCTTTCCTATTTTTTCATAGTCTTCTGTAAAGTAAACGATCTCTTTCATTTTGTCGTTTGTGTCTAGTAAAATAGCTATGGGATAGGTGCTAACACCAGCTAGGCTTTCTGCTTGATCACACAGATCACTATCTCCATCACAGGAATAGTACTTAAAAGAATTATGCAAAAAGTCAAGCTTATTTTTTAAAGCCTTGCATCTAGAACAGTTTTCCAAAACAAAAAACGTTACTTTTTTTACTGCCATTCTTCTATAAATTCTTTATCTAGTTCTTTCATTAGATCAATCCAAAACAACTTTTCGTCTTTTTCCATAGTGTCAAATGCAAATGACAAATATATATATAAAGATTCTAATTGATCTTCTGTTATTTTATCTTCTTTTATTTCCATAAAAATTATTTTTATATAGGGTATTGTTCTATATAGAAGTTTTTTATTGACTTTGTTTTTTATCGTAGTTTATATCTAAAAGCCCTAAGCGGAATAAACCGTCGGCTGTTGCCGATATTCTTTTAAACCTTCACTTTCGACTATCTTTATATACCTGAAGCATTTCTTAGTCTTAGCTCCTGGTAGCCGTTCTAGTTAGTCAC